GATATGGCAAAAGGACGAAAAGCAATATCAGACAATGACAAAAGACTCAGAGGAACAGACCAGCCTTGCAGGATGACGGAATCCAATCTTCCTGCTACGACATCCGGCTGTTCATCACTTCAGACACTTCCCCGAAGCGGACTGAAAGGGACAGCCAAGAAGGTCTATATGATTGTAGGGACAGAACTGTTCAACAGAGGAATCTTGGATACACTCGGACTGGACTTGGTCATCGCCTATTGCCGAGAGATGGGGCTGTATCATGACATGATGCGAGAACTTGAAAAAGAAGGCATGACCATAAAAGTCGAGAGCAAACATGGCTATATAACACAAGTCAACCCCAAAAGGAAGATTGCGGAGAGTGCCTTGGCAGCAGCCAAAGGGCTGGCTTCAGACTTCGGTCTTACCCCTACCAGCAGAGCAAGAGTATTGTCTCTTGTAGCAAATGCTGTCAAGAAAGACGACTTTGCAGATTTTGAAACAATAGATGAACAATAACATGGCAGTAACAAAACAACATCCGGCAGAGACATACGCTCAGCAGGTACGCACTGGTAATATCTTGACCTGCGAATTTGTGCAGCTTGCCGTTGACAGGTATTACCGCGACATGGACAATGCCCTAGACAAAGGCTGGTACTTTGACCGCAAGGCTGCTCAAAGAGCAATCAGTTTCATTGAAAGGCTCAAGCATACCAAAGGGCAATGGGCCGGATTAAGATTCAAGTTGGAGCCTTGGCAGCAGTTCATCATCTGGAACATCTTTGGCTGGAAGATGGCAGACGGTACTCGCAGATTCCGCTATGCCTATGTAGAGATTGCCCGTAAGAATGGAAAGACTGCCCTCTCTGCTGGAATCGGGTTGTACATGCTGTTTGCTGACGGAGAATCCCGTCCGGAGGTATATTCTGCTGCCACTGTCAAAGACCAAGCGAGGATATGCTTTTCAGATGCTGTGGAGATAGTCAAGGCGACAGACCTCAAGAACTATCTGACTCCATACCGCAATTCCATCGTCTATGAACTTAAAGGAGGTATGATGAAGCCTCTGTCGTCAGACTATGGAACACATGACGGTCTGAACCCTTCCTGTGGAATCATCGATGAGTTCCACGCACACAAAGATTCCGGAATGTTCGATGTGATAAAGTCTGCTTTCGGAGCGAGAAAACAGCCTCTCATGTTCATAATAACCACTGCCGGATTCAACAAAGCCGGAGCCTGCTATGCATATAGGGACAATGTAATCAAGATTCTGCGTGGCATCAACGAGGACGACACCTTGTTCGGAATCATATACACGATGGACGCAAACGAGGAATGGGACAATCCTCAAATGTGGATTAAGTCCAACCCTAATCTCGGTGTCTCGCTATTTCCGAACTACCTAGAAGACCAAGTGAACGATGCAAAGAATCGTCCGGAGGCTGTGCGTAATGTAATGACCAAGAATGTAAACCTATGGGTGGATGCTGAAAAGACATGGATACTTGATGACGCGTGGATGAAGTGTGTCGGCACAACAGAGATTGAAGACCTGCGAGGATGCGAATGCTGGGGTGGTCTCGACCTTTCCAATGTATCGGACATCACTGCATTTGTCTTGATATTCCATGAGAATGACAAGTTCCAACTGCTGCCCTTCTTTTGGATTCCGGAGGAGAAAATGCTGGAAAAGATTAGAAAAGAGAACATCAACTACGACCTGTGGGTCAAGGCTGGCTTCGTAAAAGTCACATCCGGCAATGTGCTTGACTATGAATTTGTCAAAGCAGACATCCTGCAGATTGTTGAAATTTATGACCTGCAATCCTCAGCCTACGACAGGTGGAACTCCAGCCAGACCATCATAGACCTTCAGAATGAAGGGATGGAATGCAACCCATTCGGGCAGGGCTATGGGTCTATGTCTGCCCCAAGCAAGGAGTTTGAGAAATTAGTTCTCAGCGAAAAGATTGAACACTTCGGTAATCCGGTACTGCGCTGGATGCTCTCTTCTACACTCATCAAGACCGACCCAGCCGGAAACATAAAGCCGGACAAAGAGAAATCAGTGCAAAAGATTGACGGAATCGTTGCATCCATAATGGCTCTCGGAGAATGGATGACCGCACAGGCAGAAGATGACAACGACCCATACAGCAAGCGAGGGATGCTGAGTTTTAATGATTAAGTCATGAGACGGAGAAAGAATACACCGGAGCAAGTGCAGTTCCGACAGGAAATACTACAGAAGATTGCAACCCAGCCACCTCTGTCCGAGGAACTGCGAGACCTTCAGACTACAGAGGGATTCTATCGTCTGTACACACAGATTCGTTTATGCTATCCGAACAACATAGAGGCATACGAAGCCATCGAAGAAGAGTATATCCGCATATTCGGTCACCGGAAATACTCGGAATATGACTCGTTCCGGTCTTCCATGACACAGAAAATGTCAAGAAAGTAACTTTAACCGTAAGAATGTTTCCGTTAAAACCTTTAGCCTACCCTTATGTTTGCACCGGTTATTAAACAGAAACTACGGTGTCAAACTTTCTTTCAAAAATTCTTGCTTTCAATCGTGGGGAGAAGCGAACTTCATCTACAGAGTTCGAAGCTGCCGTCAACGCAGCACTTCTCTCCGACACCGTTTCCGGAATTACAAAGAAACCATATATCAGCGAAGAAGGGTCATTAAATCTGTCGGCAGTATGGGCTTGCGTCCGAATACTGTCAGAGACAGTCGGTACTCTTCCCATACACCTTTACCGCAAGACCGACAAAGGGCGAGAACAGGTAAGGCAGCACCCATGCAGCCTAATTCTCTCTTTGCCAAATTCATACACTTCCCGATTCGCTCTACTCCATCACCTAATGGTCTCATGTACCCTTTGGGGCAATGGATATGCGAGAATCTATCGCGACCCGATGTTCCGTCCTGTAAGGCTCCAGCTTATGCATCCGACACAAGTAGAGCCGATTCTGACGGATGATGACATACTCTTCTATCGCACTGACAAAGGCGAGCTGCTTCCAAGTCATGAGATGCTGCATCTGAGAGGGTTATCCACGAATGGCTACAAAGGGAAAAGTCCTATTGCTGTCCATCGTGATAACCTCTCTCTTACAGCATCAGCCCAGCAGTATGGAGAAAAATTCTTCAATCAAGGCGGTAATATGTCCGGTGTATTCAAGTACCCTTCCACCCTCAAGCCGGAAGCATATAAACGACTTAAACACGACCTGATTCAGCAGTCTGTGGGACTGCATAATGCACATACGCCACTGCTGCTTGAGGGAGGCATGACATACGAGCGCATCAGCATTCCTCCGGAAGATGCACAGTTCATCGCCACAAGGAAATTCCAAAAGACAGAGATTGCGACTATCTATGGAGTGCCACCCCACATGATTGCCGACCTAGAAAGGGCGACTAACAACAACATCGAACATCAAGGAATGGAGTTCGTCCAATACTGCCTCATGCCATATCTGGTGCGTCTTGAAGAAGAGTTCAACCGCAAACTCCTGCGCCATGATGAATTCGGAGAATATTACTTCCTCTTCGGTCTCAATGGTCTTCTGCGAGGAGATGCCAAGACCCGAAGCGAATACTACAAGAACATGAATCTCATTGGGGCATTGAGTGCCAACGAAATCCGCTCTCTCGAAGATATGAACGCATATGAAGGCGGTGATGAGTACTTCGTACAGGCAAATATGCAGACCATTGAGAACGCCAAATCCATAAAGACCGAGAATAATGAGCATCAAAAAACAAAATAACAGTGAGCCTATAGAAGTTAGGAGTGATATATCCGACCTGCATATTGAAACACGCAATCAATCCGGCACCGCCAGTCGCACCATTGTAGGCTATGCTGCCAAGTTCGAGAAATGGTCAGACCCCATAATGGGATGGTTTAAGGAGAAGATTGCCCGTGATGCATTTTCCGGAACAGACATGGATGATGTCATCATGTGTTTCAACCATGATATAAATGCGATTCTAGCGAGGACGACCTCGGATACCCTCAAGCTGTCGACAGACGAAACAGGACTTCGTTTTGAGTTTGATACTCCGGACACGACTCTTGGAAACGATATCCTTGAACTCGTCCG